CGATCGCCAATGAATCGTCGATCGCCTGGCCGGTCGTCTTTCCGACGTAGCCGGCGAGCCGTGTGGCGCGCTTTCGGATCGCCTGCTGGACGTCTGGATCGGACAGGTGAAAGTCGTACGAGAACGTCGGCGGATCCGCGCTCGCGCTCTGGCCTTTCTTCTTCGGCGGCGCGGCCGCGCGCGTGGCCTTCAACCCATCGACGACGTGCGCCGCGCCCTTCGCGAACGTCTCGCCGATCAGCGGATGGAAGCGATCCGCCCAGCGCTGCTCGATCTCGCCGGTTGGCTTGTACATGAGCCGGAGCTGCCGACGCGCGGCTTTGATCGCGGTCGCGTCGTCGCGCTGCTCGCGGAGATGGTCGTGCCGTGTGAAGATGCGCGCGACGTTCGAGCGTTCCTCGCCGAACAACATCAGCGCCGTGCGGCGATAGGCCGCTTCCTCGCGTACGCCGCGGGTGTCGAACTGCTGCCAGAGCATCGCGCGCAGCTCCGGCGTGAGCACGATCGAGCGCGTGAGCACGAGACCATTACCCGCTCGCTTCTTCGCCAGGTCGGCCGAACCGTCCGTAATCTTCGGTGTCTTGTCAGGGTTGTTCGGGTTCGTGTTGCCCTGCGCGAGCGGACGATCACCGGCGCCCTTACCGGGTGCGTCAGCGCTTCCCGCGTCGGCGGCCGCCTGCTGCGTCGTGCCTGGGCCGCCGTCGCCGGTCGAGCCGTCGCCGGGTAATCCAGTCGCCGGCTGCACGGTCGTCGCGCCGGAAGGATCGTCACCGACCGCCGTCGCGAGCGCGGTCGGGATGAGCTGCGTCGCCGTTGGGATCGCGAGCGTATCGCCGGGCCGGTACTCGGCCGGGTAGTCGAGCGCCTCGCGGCCCTCCTCGACGGAGAGCAGCGACGCGGACACCTCGCCGATGACGCGCTTGCTTGTCTTCTCGTCGTCCTCGACGAGCGCGCGGAGCGAATCGGGATCGAAGCGCATGAACACGTCGCCGAACTCGGGCGCAAGCCACTGATCGAGCTCGGACTCGAACGACCGGAGCAGCGGTTCGACTGTCTGCTGAATCAGCCGAATGCGCGCTTCGGTGTACTGCGTGCCCGAGAGTCCAGCGTCTTTCGTCGCGCTCGTGATGCCGACCATACGCGGATCCACGCCGTACGCCGCGCAAATATCCTCGCGCGCGACCCGGCGCAGATCGGGGAATTCGAGATCCCGCATGTTGTGCCCGACCTGCACGATCTCTTTCACGCCGCCGATGAAGACGAAGCGGCCGCGGTTGCCCCGCGCGACCATCTTCTCGTACATCGCCGCCTCGGCGGCCGTCGCCTCTTCCTGTGTCGTTTCGCCGTCGATCAGCGCAAACGCTGGCGGCGCGCCGTAGTTGGTCACAGTTTGCCTGACGAACTGGCTGGCCTCGTCGTCGCCGATGATGTCGTTGAGCGCCGAGGCGGCCCGCGGGTAGCCGAAGATGAATCCCTTCGCGTTCAGGTCGCGAAAGTGGACGATGTCCGTCGCGGGGCTCGTGTGCGTGTAGCCCAGGATGTCCCGCCACAGGTACCAGATCGGGTAGCCGCGATTATTCGCGTACACGGTCATCACGTCTTCGGGATGGATGACCCGGATCGACGTTGGCGGTTCAGGAGTCGCGTCTGGGCTCGGCGGGAGCGGTCGCTCGAGGAACCACAGCGCGTTGCCGTACGTGAGGAAGTGCGTGAACGTCATCGCGCGAAGTCGCTGCGCGGACAGGAACGGCGACGGCGAATCGACAAGCACTTGGCCGGGGAAGCTATCCGGCAGCACCTTGATGTCGCGACGACCGTCCTTCGTGCCGAGCTTGCGATAGTTCTGAATCGGGATCGCCGCGGCGATGTTCACGATCTCGCGCGTGCATGCCATGACGACCGGATGCCGCTCGAAGCCGCGGATGCGGACGGTCGTACCGGTCCGCTGATAGTCGGTCGGCGCTTCGCCGCGGAGGGGGACGGCGCCAGTGGCGATCGGCGACTGTGCGACGATCTGCCCCTGCGGGAGACCCGCATTGAATCCGATCATCCGTTGCAGCGCGGTCTGAACCCGCTGGACGATCGCGTTGGCCATTAGAGAAGGCTCAAGGTCATTGGACGGTCAGATCGGGCGATGGCGCGGGGATCTTTGTCCAACCCAACGCCTGAAGCTCGGCCTCTCCGGCGGCCATGATCTCGAAGTCCGCACCGACGACGACGACGCGCAGGCCCGGGACGCCGAGATGGTCGCCGATCCTCGCGACGCTCATCAACTCGTCCTGCGTCAGCTCTCGCTTCGGGCGAAGAAACAAGACGCATGGCCCGTCGAGGCGCAGCGAGGCGAGGTCGGCGAGCAGAAACTCCTTCTCTCGATCATCGGCCATGTGTTTGGTGGGCAGGGGATAAACGACAAACGGCGCCAACCCTCAGGACTGAGGGCGAGCGCCGTGTGCACCACGGACTAGTCAGTTGTGTGTGACGATCAGACGACGATCAGCTACCACGGCGGGATTCGAACCCACACGGTTCCGGACCGTAGGGATCCGGACGCTATACCAGTTCAGCCACGTGGCAGTCTCCGGAACTATACCACGAAGACCCCCCGTCGCGCACCAGCCAGGTTGGCGTGCGCCCCAGAAAGTGCATCGACGATGTCGGTAAAATCAGCGCCGGGCCCGAAGTCCGCGAGCTCCTGGACGACCACCGCGGCCCACGGTTCGGCGACGATTAGGAACAACCCGTTCGACGCATCCGACGCCGCGAGCGTGGCGCGCGTGCCCTTGTCGCCGGTCTCGATCTGTGTCGCTGCGCGGGCGATCCCCGAGAGCATTTTGACATGCTGCTCGGCCACTTGCTTGCCGGCGGCACCGGGGTCCTGCGGGAACATCTGCTTGACCGAGATGCCGTCTGAGCGGGCGGTCTCGACGATGATCCGGTCCCGCTTGCCAGGGTGCCATTGGCCGTGGACGAGATGCAGGATGTAATACTTGCCGTCGGCGTCCTTTCCGACTTTCAAGCCCGCGGTGAATTTGCCGTCGCCTTCGGTCGCGCCGAGATCCCACCAGCGGATGATCTTGACCATCGGCGGCAGCTTCGTGCGTGCGATCGGGGTGAACCATTCGCGCTTGAAGAGACCGCCCTCGCTCGCCACCGGACGCTGCTGGTAGAGCGCATTCCAGAAGTAGCCGGAGTCGCCGCCGAGCTCGCGCTTGATTGCCTCGTACTCAGCTGCCGGAAAGCGCGACGTCCAGAGCCACCGCGGGTCGTCGCGGACGTCGGGCTCGATCGTGACGGACTCAGGCCACGGAGAGCGCGAGCCGGACCCCGAGACCGCGACGCCAGTGAGCGGGTCGATCGCGCCCTCGAGCATCGCGTCGAGCGATGCGGCGACGTCGCCGGGTTCGACGGGTGCGATCGGCCGGCGCGCCTCGGCGGGGAAGTCGAGCACGTGCCAGCCCGACTTCGCCACGGCCTCGTCCCGCAACATGTTGCCGGCCATGTCGTCGAGATGCCACCGCGTCATAAGCATGATGATCGCCGCGCCGGGTGCGGCGCGTGTGCGGAACACCGACTTGTACCAGTTCCAGCGCGTGCGCCGGACCTTCGCCGACGCCGCCTCGATGTGATCTTTGTACGGGTCATCGATCACGCCGAGGTGGAACCCGCGGCCGGTCGCGGCGCCGCCCGCGCCCGTCGCCCAGAGGTTGCCGCCTTTGCTCGTGTGCCAGCTCTTGATCGCCGCGGAGTCGCCCGCCAGTTCGCCGCCGAGCGTCAAGTAGTTGGTGCGCGCGTCGCGACTGAGATCGTACGACAGCTCGGCGCCGTACGTGGTGAGCGCGACGTCCCGGTGCGCGTGCCGGTAGAGGTAATACGCCGTGAAGATGCGCGAGACGAGCTCCGACTTCCCGTGCCGGGGCGGCATGAAGATCATGAGCCGCGTGAGCAATCCGTCCGCGACGTCCTGCAGGCGGCGCGCGAGCGCTCGCAGATGCGCGCCCCAGACGTAGTTCGGGTGCGCGCGGTTGACGTACTCCTCGAACGTCAGGTAAGGCTTCGCCGCGCCGTCGAGGAGCGCGAAGTACACCATGCGATCGCGGGGCTCGAGCGCGCGCGCAAATCGCTGGACCTCGTCGGGCAGCAGCTCCACGCCGGGCAGCTTCAGCCCCGGTTCATCGGCGCCCCGCTCTTTGCGCTCAGCCTTGACCGCGCGGCGTCGCTCGGGTCGGCTGGCGCGGGTCATCCGGAGGCACTCGACGGCGTGACCCGCATTGCAGGAACTACTCGCTCGGCTCGAATTGTTCCGTTCACCGCGATCCACCGCCAACCCGAAGGCGGACCGGTCACGAGATCGTAGTGTGCGACCTCACCAGACTCCGAATGCTGTCTCAGGGCGAAGGTGGCGGCCTGAACGCGAAATGGCGTCTCGGCATCCCACAGCATCAGTGGCACGAGGACGGGAACCGTGTGCCTGCTCGGCGAAGG